CACGGCTGGAACTCCCAATACTGATATTCCTTATCAGAAACAGGTTATCGGTGAACATCGTTATAACCTTGACTTTGGTATGGCTCAGGGTGTCGTTGATACGGCTAATGAAGCCACTGGTGGTACTAAGGGTATCAAGTCTATTATCTGGCAGAACAAATCTGTGGCGGCTCTGTCGCTTCAGGGTATGAAGGTTGATTCGGTGGAAGATATCCGTCGTAACACCAACTTTACTGTTGCTTCGATGATGGCTGGTACGGGCGTTCTGCGTCCCGAGTGTGCTTCTATTGTCTTTGGTGGCGGTAAGTCCGCTGCCGGTACGGGTGCGCTTACTGACGCTGAAATTCGTACTGCTCTGGCTATGGATGCGGAATACATTAAGACCGCGTAATTAAAATAGGATCTTTTTGGAGGATATTTTTATGTCTTACAAACTCTTTTGAAAGAGGTGATCCTATCTCGGCAGCAGGAGTTGCCGTTACCTGCAAAACTATCGCCGTGGCCCCCGAAGGGGGGCTGCGGTGTTTTTTCTTTGAGAGGAGATTATTATGGGTTATATGACCAGACTTGATGCTGTAAATCAAATGTTGATTTCAGCCGGAGAAGGAATTGTTAGTGACTTAGAAAACAAAAGTGGTGTTGATACTTCTGTTTGTGAATTTATGTTAGAACAAAAAATTGTTGATTATCAAATGCGTGGTTTAGCTAATAACCAGCAACAGCAATGTTACGAAACATCAGATAAAGATAAAACAATTGAACTTCCTAATAATGTTTTAAGTGGCTGGCTTATTTCAACCCATACAAACTCAAAAGGCGACCAGATTCGCGGTATTGTAAGAGGAGCTAACCCGCCTTATCTTTATAATTTAACTGATAATACAAAAGAATGGTCAGAAAATATAGAGTACAAAGTTTATTTAGTACTTAAATTTGACTGGGAAGACATGGATACAAATGTTCAAAAAGCTATTGTTATGCAAGCAGCTAGAGAATATCAAATGTTATCTCAGGGTGACGGAGATGTAGATAGTTATTTAGCTCAGTTATCTATGTATTACGACAGTCAGGCAAAAGGTTCTGACAACTCTCAAAAACGATATAATATTTTTTCAGGTCCAGAATCGTCTGTTACAGGAGCCGTTAACAGAAATAGAACTTGGAACTATAACCGATATAGATACCCCACTACTTAAGGAGTTATTAAATGCCGCCATACGATAGACGAGCAAGACAACGCGGGTTTAACACTAGACTTCCTATTTATACTTTTAGCGGAGGAGTAGGAAGACAAGCCCCGTCTAAAAGAATGCCCAGTGAAGCACAAGTATTAGACAACGCTACTCCTACATTAGAACGATCAATTGAAAAAAGATCTGGATCCGAACAGTTATCTTGTTATACAAATATTGCATCTGATACGTTTGCTAGATGGGGCAGTTTAACATTACCTAACGGAACTGGGGGAATTGGTACAATAGAACCTTTAACTGCTGCTGGGGTAGCAGGAAGTAGTGTGTTTAATTTTAGTTCTTCAGGTGAAATTGAAAGTACTTTAAGATTAACTTCTACTGATGGAACTAACGTTGATTATTTAATGGATAAATTTTCTAACTCAGGTTATTTAACCGAGAGTGTAGCATCTATGGAATTTGTGTCTACTCCTAAACTAGATAGTACTATTACTCTAACTTCGTATGACGGTACAGCTAAAACTTATATTGCTAAAGCTAACGGTACTGTTACTAACGGAGCTTTTGACCTCGATGGAAATGTCCAGTTCAATAACGGGTTAGAAAAAACCCCAGCTAAGTCTTTACATAACGCCGCAAAAAACTTACAAGAAGCTATTTATTCAGCACAAGGACATAACAATAACGCAAGCGGTGCTTTAACTTTTACAGCTACAGCTCAAGTTGATGAAACAATTACGTTAACGTCTACTGACGGTACTGAAATTACTTACATTGGTAAAAGCTCTGGTACTAGCGGCGATTTGTCGGGGTCAAACGTTATTTTTAATGTTGGATCTTCTGGTTTTAATTCTGCTGCTGAATTATCTGCTGCTATTAATTCCGCAAACGGTCATAACGCTGTTAACGCTACAGCTACTGCTACGTGGACTTTTAGTGCTGGTCCTGCTGTTGGAAACACTATTCAATTATTAGGTACAACTAACTTAGGAACAACTGTTTCTAAAACATTTAAAGCAGCTACTTCTGGATCTAACGGAGATCTTGATGGCTCAGATGTTATCTTTTTATCTGTAACTAATAGAACAACTACTGCTGCTAATCTTGCACAAGCTATTAATAATAAAAACGCTTTTGGTACTACTGGTTGGATGGTTGCTACGTCTAACGCTTCAGCAGCTAAAGCAACGGCTGTATTTACTTTTACGGCTGCTGCTACTGAAAACGCTTCAGTTACTATTATTGATTATAAAGGTATTTCAAAAGTTTATAAAGCAGTAAGCAGTCCCTCAGCAACTGCTACAGATTTTTTACGAGGTGCTGATCGAGTTGATTCGGCTAGAGCTTTTTCAAACTCTGTTAATAGTAACCATAACGGTACTATTCGAGCAACTTACAACTCTAGCGGAGTTGTAACATTAAGACAAGAAACTTTAGGTACTACGGGTAATACTTCTATTGTCCCTAGTTTATCTCCGGGTTGGGGAATTACTTGTTCTAGTCCTGCTGCATTTACTGGTGGTGTTGACGGTGGTGATGTAACAGTTACTCAAGCTTTTGGAGGAACGTATGGTAATAGTACTATTACTGATTCCGCTGGCTTTGCTAGTGCTTGTTCTTCTGCACCACCCGCAACATTTACCGGAGGAACTAGTACAGGCGTTAACGGAACAAAATTTACCACTAGTGTAGCAGGATCAAAAATTACTATTGCTCAGGTCGCAGAAGGATTTGGAGCAACTTCTAGAATAGTGTTGTCATCTAAGTTTACTGATTCAGTTGTAGGAGCAGCTAATAGACCGCCCGCTAGATTGGGTAAATTGCATGTTCCTATTACAGGTAAAACTTCTCGAATAAGATTTGAACAATGTGAAGGCGGAGACACAGGTAATAAATCTATTACGTCAAGCAGGTTTTTTCCTGTTTCTGTAAAAGAAATGCCGACTGTATTTTCTAGATCTTCTTTTACTTACTGTAATACAGGAGCAAATGGAGCAGATGCAGCAGACCATTTAAAAACTGCTGTAACTAGCGACTACGGCCATAACGGAAAAATTACTGGAGCAGTGTCAACAAGTCAAATTACTTTAACGCAAAACGTTGCAGGTAGTTCTGGTAATACTGCTGTTAAATACGCTAAAAATTTTTCTAGTGTCTTATCAACAAAACCAACATCTTTTTCTGGCGGAGTAGAGTACAATTCCATTTTAAATAAAGAACAAATTATTTTAACCGATGCATCAGGTAAAAGTACTGTACTTGGTTTTAATTCAAGTATTAATAAACGAGATTCTGAATCCAATACAATTGGCACTAAAGACGTAACAACCTCATCTTTGGCTGCTGAGTCTATTGCTAGCGCAATTAATCTTACTGATATAGGTATTACAGCTACTTATGAATCTTCTGTTGTTACGTTAACTATGGATAAATCTGGTGGTAACGGGACAAGAATTATTGCTGATGAAACTTTATTTAAAACTAAAGATTTTAGAGGGTCGATGCCAACTAGTGATCTTTTTTATTACTGGTTTTCAATTAGCGATTCTTTAAGATATTTGTTAGTAGTTAATTATAGTGCTACTGTCAGCGAAACTTTGTTTTATGTTTATAAAATTAATACAGATACCGGAAAAATTGAGGATCAGACTCCAAGAGGATCTGCCGATACAACTGCGGATGAAGTATATAATTACATTACTTACATGAACGAAACAAAAACTGCTAGAGAAGCTTTAGAAGCTATTACAGTTGGAACTAATATTTATATTATTAATAAATTTGTTAAAGCTGGATATAGTTCTAATGAAGAAGGTTATTTGTTTGGCTTAGATGGTGTGGTTACTGATGAAATTGATTACAAAGGCAAAGAAATTATTTATTATACGTCTTCTCTTGTAGACCCTGAAGGTATTGCTTCATTGTATATTCCTAATAAAGCTTATTCGGCTGGTACAGAAGTGTATACGGCTACTGGTGTTTGGAAAGCTTTGACTAACATTAGAGCAGAAACTTCTAACACGTTTGGTGCTGCTGATACAGAAGAAACAGTTACTCCCGCAGATCCGGGTCCACCAGATTATTTATTTGGTTATGAAACGACTGGGCCGCCTCATATTTGGTATCCTTTTATTAGAGGGAATACCACAGTTCCTGATTTGACAGGTCCGGGTCGTAACTATTTAAACTCTACGTCTCCGGTTGGGGCAACTACTTTTGAAGATGGTAAAATGACACCTTCAGTTGTAACTACTACTGGCGGTAAACGTACATGGAAAGAAACATTTAAAACCGCGTCTGGTATTGAGGAAATTGAGGGTGATATTGTTTACGATCCTGCTCACTCACGTAAAACGTGTACTCCTCTTACCGAAGCTTGCGACGGAACGGACCAACCAACTTGCCCAGACTGTGGTACAACAGCTTCAAGCGGAGACGGTACTCCTTATTATACCGCCCTATGGCAGTACATGCGTCCAGTCGAACAGATCCCTGTTCAGGACAACCGTTACGTTAACAGAGTCAAGCAGTATCTCGGGCAGTCATTAAGTGACTTCTCAAATGTTAAGTTACCTCCCCACCCATCAGATCCTACTGATATTATTGATAAAGTTTCAGAAATTGATAGATACGCAGAAGCAGCCGGTGGAAATAGAACAGGTGATGCTGCTAGAACCATTGGTATTCTTTATGAAAATAAATTACCTACTGATTATGATAACGAAAACAACACTACGCATGAATTTGGATTAGGTAAAATTCTGTTTATTGAAAACAGTTATGCTGGATTAAATCCCGGTTATTACCGTATTCGTTCGGCTACTGATAAACCTTATATTACTAAGGTTAGAACACCGTTTAAATACAGTCGTTTTGATGAACGTAGAATGCCACATAAAATAACATTTGTTCCTCCTACTGAAACAGAAAATGCTAAATGGCAAATTGTTCCAGAAGAATGGCTTATGCGTGTAAGTGGTGATGCTGAAACAAACCCCGGCCCTAAAATATTTGAGGACGGAAAACAAACCGAAATCAAAGCTATGGGTTTCTTTAGAAATAGGCTTTGGATGGCAGGAGAAGACAAAGTATTTTCATCTAAATTAAACGAAATTAATAATTTGTGGATTGATGATCCTACGTCGTTAACAGATGAAGATCCTATTGATATTACTTGTTCGTTTAATAAGTATACAGAAGTTGTTTCGTTAACTCCGTTTGAAGAATACTTATTTGTAAACACTGGTTCAGATGTTCAGTTTACTTTAAAAGGATCTGACAATCAGATTACTCCTTTTACGGCTGAAATTTCTCCTACGTCTTTTTATTCAACGGCACCACTAGTAAACCCTGTTTTATTAGGATCTCAAATTTATTTCTTTGATACTAGTAGATTATATGTTTACTTTAATGACAAAACTGTTTCTATTAATAACGCCATTGAAGTTAGTTATCATTGTCCTGATTATCTTCCTAAAGATGTAACTAGTACTACTGTTGTATCTCCTTATGATACCCTTCTTTTTATCGATAACGAAGATAAAAGAAACATGTATTGCTATACCAATAGGTATTCAGGAGAACAAGTAATTCAAAATGCTTTCTTTAGGTACGTATTTGATAAAGAAATTGAGTCAGTTAAAAACTGGGATAACGATATCTATTCTGTTTTTACACGTAGTGATCAAAACGGAAACATTTTATACCACATTAACAAACAACCATTTAGAGAACAAGATTTTTCTATGCCTTTAATAGACCATAAAAAACATCTTGAAATCGATAAACAAAATACGTCTTTTGATCCTGATAAAGATGAAACTACGTTTACGTTTTATGGTTATTATAATAATTCTATTGACACCGTTGTTATTCTAGATTCAAATAAAGTTCCTTTTGCTGTTGCAGGAGAAACGATTGAAATTCAAAGTATTACAACAGACGCAGCTAAAAGCACTGTCGTAGTTAACGGAAACTATTTAAAATACGCTAAAGCAAAAGTATACGTAGGAACAAAATTTAAAACTACAATTGAATTATCGCCTCAATACTATAGAGACGAATCTAATAACGTTGTAGACGGTATTTTATCGCTACGGACTATGCACATTAGGCATCATAACACAGGAAATTATCGTGTTGAGGTAGAGAATAGAGGAAGAACTACTACTCCTATTGAATTCTCTTGTAAAGAAATCTCATCGCGTACTGATTTATTACCTCTAGATTCTTATATTACTAACGGAGAAACGGTATCTAAGATTCTAGGCTTTGGAGACGAAGTAAAAATATTTTTGATATCAGATTACATTTCTCCAATGAATATTACAAACATTGAATTAAAAGGACGATTTAACGCTACCTATAGCTCTTGGGTACGTTAGTCGTTCTCCGGGCTGGTGTAGCCGTAAAAAGCTACATCAGTCTTATACCATTAGGGAGACATACATGGCTTTTGATAACTTACAATTTAGATCGTGTTCTTTTAACTACAATCACAACGGTATCGTAGATACCCCTGATAATCATGTAACAACTGAAACCAAAGATATTGGTAACGGAAGTAACGCATGTTTAAAATTTGATCTTACTCCTCTTCAAACTATTTGGAATGAAGATGTTACTGTTTCTGCTCAGGTAGAATTTTATTTTCAAGCACTTGTAGTAGGAGACGCGAGTGGTAATACTACCGCTGATTCACCTTCGTGGTTAAGTAAAGTGCCTGTAGAACAACGCCAAGGTTTATTTCGTCTCCCTCGTTACTACGACTCTGGTTCAGGTATTATTAACACGGTCTATAAAGTTGAAAAATCTGAGAATGATAGATATTATTTATTCTTAGATACTACAATTGTCAAGGGCTTACATAAAACAACCCGAACAGACGGCTCCGCTATCTTAGGTTATCCTCCTACGGGCGCAACAGAAGGCGTTGCTGTAGCAGATTTATATTATCCTGAGCCTACAATTACTGATGAGTTTACGATTAAAAGATTAACACATTCTATCACAGATTTTGTTACTTATCAAGCAGGAGGTCAGTTAACATCTAACCTATTGAACTTCCAAAAAGATCAAGAAATGTTTCTTATCCAAGAGCTTCTCTGGACTATTGAGATGGATATGCTTACGTTTTCTGATCTTGCCGGGTTTGGTTCTATTGTTACGGCTGGTAATGACGGCACTATTGATCCAACCCAGATTCGTTTATCGTTATACGAGCTTACAGATACTCAAGATCTTGAAGGCACTGCAAATAATGTTGTTCTTTATAAAACCACTACTCCCAATGGTACTTGGAACGAAATTGCAAAAACAGATCTTCTTCAAATTGGGGATCTTTCTAATGTTACAGTTGATTCTAATACCTTAGCAGGAGGGCACGTTGTATTTTATGATGCTACGTCTGGTGGATGGATAAACGGAACAGTTAACGACGCAACGGATTCTTGTTCTGAAAAACAAGCTTCTGTGTTTAAACTCTGTAACGACCCTGTTACTGCTAATAGGACTGTAGCCATTGATGGTATTGTTACAAACAATAATACAAGCTGGACTAATGTTTTAGCGGACGATGAAGAAACCCTTCTTATGACTGCTCAAGGTATTTCTTTAGTGCCTATTGAAGGTCTAAACAATGTTACTATCACAACCCCATCGACTAATCAAGTCTTGTACTATGATGCTACAGGTGTTTGGAAAAACATTAATTTAGCTAGTCTTACTACGGGCATCCTTGGTCCTGCTGGTGGAGACACGTTTAAGTTTAATTTAGATTATAACGATGCTACTGATCCTGTTAGCGGAGAATTGATTTTGTTACAATCTAACGGAACTTCAGCAGCTACTACGTGGGCTTCTACGTCGTTTATTAGAGTTAGTACCACAGATGCAAACACTGCTGCTATCAGTGACTGGTTAGATACATTAGGTACTGGCGACAGTGCAGTTAAAAGCCATGTTAAGTTGTTTAAAGAAGGTACTCCTGCTCAATACGCTATTTTTAATGTTACTGCTGTTACAAATAGCGGAGCATTTAGAACTCTTACTGTTACGCCTGTATCATCTAACGTAAACCCAAGCGAAGATGCGGTTTTTTATCTTACTGCTTCTTACGTCGGAGATAAAGGAGACAGAGGGACAGACGGACAAAACGGAACTGATGGTAGCCAAGGAATTCAAGGCGTTCAAGGTATTTCTATTGATGCTATTAGTTGCACTCTTGTTGACAGTGATACAGATTTAAGATTTGTTTTTGAAAGAGATAACCCAGCAAACGTATCACCTCCGCCAGCAGATATTGTAGTTACTTGTGCTGATTTTAATGGAGCATCTAATGTTCAAATTTTATATATCCATCAGTATCAGATTAATGCTACTGGTTACGGTATGTATAATTACGTCTTAACTCCAAATGCAGATGGAACTGGAACTCCTGTTAATGCTATTAATTATTCAGAAATGCTTAATACAGAAACAGGGTCGGGAGCTAATAGAATTTTTGGTGGTGTGACTTACACTCAAGTGGTAGGAGATACTACAAGAGTTGACGGTATTCACCCAGTTACAACGGATACAATTCAATTGCTTCCTATCGGTAACGGTCTGGTTACTGGAACAGGTTTAATAACAGCTACATATAAAATTCCTGTTTTCTGTAAATCAGTAACCGGAACTCATAACGGGTTTAGTTATACTAAAGTATTTAGTGTTCCTAATATCCACTACACGAAACAATGCGGTTAAAGGAGAACTAACCTATGTCGATTTCTAATTGTAACTGCGGTGATTGTCGTGGTAGAGGTGCTTGTTGCATTAAATATGCTCAAGGAGGTTTTAACGATGAGTCTTATTTTAAAATTGCTCAAACAGATGACTCAAACACAAACTGGTTTTTAGATTCAAGTAGTGATAACTCAGAAGATATTTCTCAAGGAGGAATGTCTGGTTTACCTAGTATTTTATTTGAAGGAATGGACAATAAAATTAGTAGAGTTAGGATTGATGTAGGAGTAGATGCGTCTACTGACCAAAGAAAAATGAGAATTCAATTCCCTAATTCAACAGATAGACAGCAATTTCAGGATAATTTAGCAACGTATTTCCCTAACGAATCATTTGCTGTAAACGTTAAAGTAAACGAATTATTTACTGATTCTGTTGAACCAGCTCATTTAGTCTATAGATTAACAGATGGAGATGATAACAAAATTGTTACAAACACTAGTGTAGGAGATGTTCTACAGTTTATTTGGAGTGCAGCAGATATAGCAAACGCTTCTGTTAATAACTCATTTGTAACGTTAGATATTAATACCAACCCCGATGTTCCTGTACCCTTGATTGCACAGTCACATCCTTGGACACACAGATCTTGTAATAATACTAGTGATACTGCGTGTCGTAATTTACAGACTTGTACTTTTGGTAAAGACCCTAGTATTGCTTTGTATTTAGCAGGAGTTCCCGCTGGAACTGCTAGTGATGATTTTATTAGTAGGCAATCATTAATTGATGGATGTACTCCAGATGAAAGCGGTTGTACTGGATCCGGAGCCATTCTTAGATGTTGTACTAGTCAACTAGCAGGAGCATGGTGTTCAACGTTTGCGCCAGATCACGAACCATCTTCTGGATGTTGTTGTTGTAAATATTTAAACGACGGACCCGCACCAACCCAATGTTGTGAAGACTGTACTTACGGTTGTGAATGTAACTGTTGTGAAGGATTTGGAGGACAAGCCTCCGGTTGTTCTATTGGTGTTTGTAACGACCCTATTAATGGATGTCCATATGGTACAGGTAATAACGCTGGTTGCGGTCAACCGTTTTTTCCTGTATGTGATTGTTCGTGTCATGGACTACCTTGTACAGGTGGGGCATTTTGCGTAAATGGGTTTTATCAAATTCCCGGTTGTGGTGGATGTGAAAACAAAGCAGATGTAACTGAAGGTTATATTTGTGTACAAGCCTCTTCTGAATGGTGTTTAGCCCAAAACAACTTGTCTAATGTAGAGTGGAGTTGTTTTAACGGCGCAAAAGATTGTTTTGATTCTGACTCTCCTGACAACGACCAATCAGTTTGTCCTTGTTTAGATAGCATTGAACCTCCTGTTACTACTGACGCATGTGGTTGCACTGTAGACGGCGCAGGTAACTTTATTCAAGGTTGCAGTAGTCAAGCAGGGGCTTGTCTTGCAAACTGGGCAGACGGAACACAATCAGATTGTACTTCTAATCAAAACTTTTCAGTTCAGTTTACCAACTCTGATAACGTTATTTCAGATAAATTAATTTTAGAAACTAGAGTTCCTTATTACAATCAAATTAACCCTACTGCATGTGGATGCGAAGAGTCTTGTCCGGGAGCAGCTACAACATGTAGAATCGGTCATTTAGATCCGTGTTTTTCTTACGGTCCTGAGACTGATTTAAGTTGTTGCCCTAATTGGTGCGATGGTCTTTGTCCCGTGTATAACAACATTACTTTTAAACGAATTAACCATTGTAATTTAAACTCTAATGTATTTTCTTGTACTAATTGCTCAGGAGAAAAAGCTCCTACTCATATGGAAGGATCTTTTTTAAAATTAACGTTAGATTTTAATGAAACTTCTGGTATTGAATTGCAAAGAACTAGAAACTGGAATTCTTATATTGCTAGTACTCCTGAGAACTCAACTGTAATTGTGACAGAAAATAATGATTACACTGTTCCAAATGATGCAGGCGACTCAGAATGGAGTAATATTTTAGGAGTAAACGGATCTTTATTTCAACCCGAGTCAGCTTTAGTTTCTTCTCTTGTGTTTAAAACTAACACTGACAAAGATTTAGTTATGAACGATTTTTCTAACTTAAGTTCTAACTGGCAAATGCAATCTTACTGTTATTGGGATCTTAGAGAATCGTCGTATCCTAATTGGCCTTGGGGAGGAGACCAAGAAAACCCTGCTTTAGCTAATGCTAGAGATGTGTATTCTTTAATTGAAGGTTTAACGTGGGCACACAATGGTAGTAATTCTATTCAAAGCGGTAAACAAGTTTGGATGCGTATCTATACCCCTAATTTAAGAGGTTTATATAAAACTCCTGCTCAGTTCAATAATTGCTCTGCTTCTGCTAGTGAGTATAAATATCAAATAGATCACGTATATTCAGGTAACTCTCAGTATGAGCGGGGCTATACTAATACAGACTGTGTTACAAAAGACGGAGCCGATTGTGTTGATAGTAATAGCTGTAAATACGGTAATCCTTGGGAAGCTATTAGTAAAATGCTTCAATCCCCTAGTATAAATTCTTCAAGAAACACTAGTTACATTGATGCAGGGGGATCTCACATTAACCCGTCGCCCGGTGACTTCCAGTTTCCTATTAAACCGCATACACATATGTTTGAATTATGGTTTGTAGGTGAAGGAACTGCTGCTTGTGATGCAACTAATACTGAAGATTATACAACTGAATTTAAATTAGCGGCAATTGTTAGAGAAGTAGCAGACTGTTCTTCTATTAATATCGATAGATTAAACGATAACGAAAATCAATATAGACTTTATAACGACACTTGCGGTTCTCATTATTGGCAGTGTAAAGAACGCTCTACTAAATTAAATGTTTATACTTTAACTGATGACGGTACTGACAATCCTTGGAATCAAAGTTTAAGTTCTTCTTATACAAATGATGAAGGGGAAGCTGTTTATACAGACCCTTCTATTAACGCAAGATCAGCACCAAGGAAAATTATTTTAACTCCTAAATCAAGTGGTATTTTTAGAACAGGAACTGGTGATGATATTCAAGATAGCGTAACTACTTTAACTCCTGCTTCTTCTGTAGCATGGAACGAAGATTTATGGTATCATTCAGATCCTAAACATTCTTTTAATTCAGTAGGTAAATCTATTCCTCAAGTTGCTGCGCGATGGACAGAACTTCCTTTTAAAAACTACGCTAAAGATTTCTTAAATGAAAGTAAAACATTAAAAGGTTTTTATTTAACTGTATCAGCGTTTCATTCAGATGGTATTGCCTCTGTTGCTTATTATTTAGACGGTGCTAAATCTGGTCTTGGGACTGCTAATGTAGTAAGCCCTTCTGAACATCCTTTAGAAGATACTAAAGCACAGATCGCAAAGAACGATTCTGGTGATTTATTAACGGGGCTAGAAGAATACACTGTAGCTGTAAACACTACGTCGTTGACTACAGGAGTTCACGAAGTCCGAGCTAAAATTAATCCTAAGGTGCATCGATACGGTGGGGTTAGAGGAACGGCTAGGTATTTATACGGAGAACCTCCTACCGGAGATGCTTCTGTTAATACATCTGATTTAACTAATGTATTAAAAGGTAGTACTAGTTACCAAGTTGTTAGCGGACAAGATTTTCCGTTTAGTAAAGCTCAGTGGCCTAATGATATTCCTGATGGTCCTCCTATTAATAATCAAGAAACATTAAGTAATTTTTCTAATCGTATGTTAGGAGTAGATACTTCAGAAAATAACCTTAACCCTATGTGGGGAGCGTCTAATTTCTGGAATTTACATAATGAAGGTTTTAATTACTACGCTGACGGCAGCGATGCTAGTAGTAAAACTCAGACTAAATATAACAGTAATAACTTTATCTTTAGTGGAACCCCGCAGCAGGAGTTGTTGTTAAACGGGTACGAAAGTTTTTGGTTTAACTTTAACCCTACTCCTCTTACAGTATACGTAGGACAGGCTGGAGATTCTGTACCAGAAGATAGCTCTTATTTTGCTACAAGCCTTTACGAGGCGTTCCAGTGGCTTGAGAGCAACTATACGGCAGACAATGTATCTCTTCATGACGCTGAGATTGTCCTTATTCCGGGTACGTCTGCGTCTCCTAGAAAATACCACTGGCCTAATGCATTCTCTAACGAGTCTCTGCCTGCTAGTGTTTCTTGGTGCCAGAACGCGCTACAAAAGAAAAGTTTTGTTATTAGATCAAAAAACCCAGATGATAAGGATGCCGCTATCCTGTGGTTCCCTCCATCATTAGATAGAGTAGAAATGCCTTGGAATAACTTTGCATTACATGTTAAAGATCTTACGGTATTTACTTCTACCCAAAGAGGAGAAACAGGTAAAACTTGCTTGCATTCCTCAGGAACAAATTGCCGTCTTCTTGTGGAAAACGTAATTTTCTCGTCTGCTTGCTCTACAGGAATCAAAGCCTCAGCTTTAGTAGACGGAAGTGGTGACGTTATCTGTGGTGACACACTCCAGAGAGCAGCAAATGGTTCTGTTACAGGTCAGTTAGATTATAGTAAATGTCGTAATATTAATACTACTACCTCTAATTTAGAGTGTGCTAAGACTACGGCTGACTGCGCTAGTATTACTTGTTGTGGGGCTAAATCTACAGGAGGTTGTCAAGAATGTACGGGATCTGGTTGTACTACTTGTCGTAATAACTGTACTTGTAGATCTACCGAGATTGATTGGTGGCCTTACTTCTGTAGTGATAACTTTGATATTTCAACTAACGGAACTAACTTAACGCCTATAATTTTGTGTGGTAATAACGACTGTACGTCAGGCGATAGTTGGGCTTGTAAAGGTATCTTTGGAAGTGATATTGCAACCTCTAGTTCCTTTATGTGTCTTGGTACACAGCCGCAGCATTGCGTTGTTCTTGGTGCGTTTAACCACGAACTTATGGATATGGCTGATGCTGACCAGTGGAAACTTGGTATGTACGGTAAAGACATTGAAGTTAATAATGTTCCCGGTACAAGCCTTAAAAACCCTGTGCTTATGAAGCATATTTTAGTTGATAATTATAATAAGACTTTGATTTCTGATAAGGGTCATGGTTGTATTATTGATTTATGGGTTAAAAACGCTGACCCCTTTACTACGTCTATGGTTCCTAATATGGATATTGTCGAGTGGGAAAACATTGGTTATGACACCTACAGTTTAGAAGCAGCTAAAGATTACGATGTTAAGTTTGGCTCACCTAACCCACGTAGTGTTAGAAACTTTAACTGTTTTATTGAAAACAGAATGATGATTAACATTAAGGTTGATAACAGTCATGCTAGATTACTTAACATTAAGGGGCCGGGACTTAAATACAGGGATTTCCTTGCTAATCCCAATGCTTCTATTTCTACACACTCAGGTCATCACAATAACTTTGGTATGGCAAGCACAAGAAACTTTGTGTTTAAAGATTTCCATATTGAAGAAAAGAAAACATCTGATCAAATGTTTGGTACTTTCCCTATCAATCATCTTTACATCGATAACTTTGTTATTTCTAATTGCTTAGACAGAGATTGTGCTTCTACGTCTGAGACTACAGATACTTGTAGTTATGCTGGTAGCGGTTCGTTGTTCCCTTTAATCAATATGAACTTAGAAACAACTAATCCTACGTATTTGCATTATGGTAAAAAACCTATTCAAAATTTAGTTTTAACTAACAGTTTATTCCAAAACTTAGGTACTGGTAAATACGCCCGTGGAGAAAGTGGTATTAATTTTTATAATGTTCTTAACGAAAAAGCAAAATATCAAACTGCTATTGACTGGGGTCCGTTTAAACGAAAAGCTGGTAATAGATACAACATTGTAAAACCAGATGGTACAACCCAAAGATTTTTCTGGTCTGGATCTTTTGAACCAGTTATTACTAACGTTAGGCAGCAACGTACTGATAGAGAAGATTCTACTCTTCTTGCTGAAGGTGCTACTGCTGGTCCTGTTGTACACAAACGTGTGTCTCCTCCTTTGGGTCGTACTGCGTGTAACTCGGGGTGTGATGTAAACCTTATTAATCATAACCAATATAGTATTGATTCTACTTCTATTGATTGGTTAGTAAACAGCAGCCAAGCAACGAGTAAACAGTTAGTTATGTTTGGTATGGACGCTACGTCTAAAAGAATTACATCTAAGAAACCCGCTTATGCTTCTACTTTAATTACAGGTTTAAGCGGTAAAACGGCAGATGGTACAGTCTTGTCTACTCTTGCAGGCGGATCTGATCAGTTACAATACCCGTCTGAAGCTCATAGTAACTTTATTGCATATGCTGAAAGTTTGTCTTCTGGTAATCTTTTTGACAGGGGTATTCCAAACGTCGGTGGTATTACTTTACAGTGGGGTAATCCTAAAAACTATTATCATGACGTTTGTACTTTTAATAGCATTGCAGAAACCTGTAAAAGAAATCCTATTTTAGACGGAAGAAATACTACTCAGCCTCTTACTGTTGTAACAGAAAGTAGCGGTACGTATTCTTGGTCTACAAACACTCTTGCTGAGTGTGTAGGTAAATGTAAAATTGTTAGAGATCATTATTTTGTTGATAAAACAGACGCTGATAATAGAATTGATTTAGATTGGATTCCTATTATTGATGAGTGTCGTTGTAGTGACGTTTAAGGAGAACTTATGTCTTGTGTTAATTTAGGTATTTTAGATGAAAAACGAGTTTGTTTAATTGGAGAATTTGACGGTAATCCTACGGAAGATAATTGTCTTAGCTGTGGAAAATACGACGGACCTTCTAGGGGTATCGGAGATACAGTTAAAAATGTTATTAGCAAAGCTACAGGGGGTAAAGTTAAACCCTGTGGTGCTTGTCAGAAACGAAGAGAAGCCCTTAATAAGGTGATGGGGTATAAAAAGAAAGAGGAATAATATGACTTTAAATACTACGTCTACTACGGGCCTTCTAGGTGGACACACATGGAGATACGGATCTACTAACGATGACGGTAAAGCCGAAGGAGTTTTTAGTGTTGCTGACGGTGATGGAGGCAATGCGTGGGCTAACACAAATACAGGCGATTACATTGAAATTACAAGTACATCTGGAGTTACTCAGAATTTTATTTTTAGTAGAAAAAGCGGGACCAACCCTGTTGCTACTGGAGTAGCTGTAGTCGCAGGAGATAATATCGGTAATACCCGAAAAAGTAATGTTGCTGGTATTACTATAGGGTTAGCTCAAAGTGATCAACAAGCAGATACTTTAACTGGATTAAAAGCAGCACTTGAAGATTCTGACTCTACTCTTAAAGATTTAATTACTGCTGTTCAAGTAGGAGATGATTCTACTGATGGTCAGGTTACTTTAACTTTTACTCAAGAAACAGGATCCGCAGGTAATACTACCATAAAAGCTTATACTTGGTCAGCAGGTACAGCTACCGATGGTACAAACACTAATGGTGACGCTAATCCCGGTACTCCTATTTCAGGTACTTGGACCGACTTAGAACAAACGTTCCCCTTATCATTTACTGGGGGATTAGGTCTTCTTATTCCCTTTGAAGATGAATTAGTTATTGAAGGTAAGTTTGTAAATAGCGTAGCTGAATCTGACGAAAAAGCTGGGTTAACTAGAGTTAACAATAGTACAGCACTTACGTCCCCTACTACAACCGCAGATGCTACCCAGTTAGGGAGAGCAAGAGATATCGCAAGAGCTTACCTTGCATACAAAAAGAAAAAGAAATGAGGTGCTATCATGGCATTGAATACGACTCCATCTGATTTTGGAAACCTTGGCGCAATCGCTTGGGTTAATACCGATGACTTTTTACTTAAAGCATTTAACGCAGCTACGTCTCCTAGAGTTGAGCTTGGGTTGAATACGATTGCAGCCGATGCAAACGGAACGCCGTCTACAACTCTTACTTTTACAGACGGTGATACAGATAATCCCGCTAAGAGACTTGCTCTTGCGGTTGCATTTAGCGCACACTTAAAGAAAAAGAAATGAGATTACTATGAAAGCTATTTATAAAACGTTTATGAATTTTTTTAAAGGATTTTGGGAAGCTCTCAAAGTCTTTGGTAAAACAGTCTGGGAGGGATAACCAATGCCTATTGAGTTGCTGTCCCTTATCGGCGGAGGTCTCTCCGGTTTTATCTTTAAATTAATTGGTTCTATGGTAGAACGACAAGCGGCTCTTGCAGAGTTGGCTATCAAAACCCAAGCTGCTGCTGATGACTCCGCTGACCGTGCTAACGCACGAGGTGGAGCAGGTGGTACGTGGGTACGACGAGTTATTGTTATTACAGTATTGTTTGCAATGGTAGGTGCGCCTTTTATTCTTTCTTTCTTTGGTATCCCTACGTGGGTCGAAGGTGAGTTTGGTGGCATCTTTGGTTTGTTTACAGAACAGTTTCATGAAGTAAAAGGTTTTCTTCTTGTTACCGAATTGCGTACAGCTTTGATTGCTATTATCGGTTTTTATTTTGGGCAGTCTGCTGTCAGTGCAAGGAGATAAGATGACTTCTTTACAAATGATTCCCGTTATTGAAATTATTATTGGCGGAGGTATTGTAAGTATGCTATGGAAAATGAACTGTCAGTTGGCAGCACTTTCTGAGCAGCTTAAAACTTTCGCAAAAAGAACAGAAGACCACGAAGTGCGTCTTAGAGATTTAGAAAGAGGAAATTAATATGCCCGGTTTAAAAGGAAAAAAGACAGGTAAAGCTAAAATTAAAAAAGTTAAGACGGTCCCCAAACCTAAGGTAAAAAAAGTAAAGAGGTATTAAATGAGTAAAGCAACAAGACAAAGCCACGGTATAGATGGTTTAATGACTATGACTATTAGCGGCTCTATTAATAATACTGACGTTAGTACAGAAGGTCCGGGGCCACAATGTTCTCTTAAGCAAAACCACAATCAAATTTTAGCTCGTGGGTCTGAAGAATACATTTTGTCTTACAGAGAAAACACTCTTGCTGCTTTACCCACGACTGGAAAAACAGGAGCAGCTAAATGGGTAATTCCTCAGATGTGGGAACGAGAATGGAACCCCCGTTTAGGCTTATCCGTTACACCCCTAGATTTTAATATAGAATCTTCTAGCACCAAACTATCTCCTCTTCTTTGGTTAAAACCAGAAGAAATTTCTTTAGACGCAGCAGGTACTGATTTTATTGACATTTGGACTGATAGTTCTGCACAAGAAAATAATTTTGGAGCAACTATTGGTGGTTTAGCTCCTCCTTATTCTGTTAATATTCCAAACGGAAATAAATTTAGAGGTGCTGACGGTGGTGCTACTGGATCTGGTTCTGATAATTACATGTTGAAATTAGAAGAAGCAACTGATTTTGATTTAGATTCAAACCAATCTTTTGTTTCTTATTTTACAGTCCGTTTAAATGCACCTTTTGGAAAAACAGGTATGCAAACTTTGTTAAGCGTAGGAAGTGCCAACAATAATACTAACTTTAGAATTAGTGTGGGTAATTTTGTAAACACTATCGGAGATGATCGCTTTGGTGATATCCGTATTTCTACAAATAGAGCTTCTAATCAAGAATTAGTTACTTGGTCTAATAAACTTTCTTTTTCTGACTCTCCTATTTTTGTTATTGGTGTGGGCAGAAAAACAGATAACAGTTTATTTTGTCGAGTAAACGGTATAGATCAAGGTTCTCCAACAGGGTCTACACTTGATGAAAGCGGTGATTTAAATACAGATATTACTTTATTATCTACAATAAGCGGTTCAGATGAAATTGAACCTTTAGATGGAACACTTCTTGAGGTTTTATGGATTAAAGAAACTTCTGCCGCTACCGCCGGTAGTAATTTTTATGAAGTAACTGGTGCTATCGAAGTAGACAAAACAATCACTATAACATCTACTAATAATGTTGTTAAAACTTATATTTCTAAAGCTTCTGGTACAAACGGAGATTTAGATGGATCAGGTAATGTTATATTTGAAAGTGATAGTTCTACTGAAACACAGATAAATAATTTTATAGCGGCTATAAACTCATCAAACGGGCATAACGCTGGTTCAAGCAACAGTGTAATTACAGTACTTAACGTCAGTAACACTGCTATTTTAATGACTCAGTTAGCCGGATCAGCAGGTAATACAGCTATTGTTGAGAACTCTGCTACATTTAATCCTTTTCCAGCAGGAGGTTGGACTAGTAGTTTTAAAGGCGGAACAAACGGAATTTGGGATTTAGATTTATTTGGACTTGAAAGTTATTTAACTTATAAGTATAATATTTTATTACCATCTGATCATTTATATAAGAATGGTATGAAAACAAAAAGTGCTATTGAAGCAACAATTTAAAGGAGTTTTAACATGGCAGACAAGAAAAAAGAACAAAAAGCAAAAACAGCAAAAGTAGCAAAAGCAAAGGTAGGTAAAGCAAGTAAAGCGGGTCGTAGTAATAGACCCGGTAAAGCTAAACCTCTTAAACGTATGGGACGAAGAGCAAGAAAAGCAGCAAACACACAAGGAAATCCTCGTCGATATAAAGGCAAAGGCGCAACAAGGTAAATAAGGAGAAATCATGTCATCTACAATCACACCAGCTACACTTACTGTGACTCACAGCGAGTCCGTGACCCTTAACGGGGTTGACCGTGGAGTTACTAATACATTAACGATTGCTTCGATTAACGAAATTGATCATCGAATCGTGTCTGTCGATACGTCGGCAGCTAGGACGCTTCTTACTCTCGGTGCTACCGTGGGTGCTGGGGCATTTATTAAAGCTAATATCAAGTATATTAGAATTACTAACAAAGACAATACTAACTATGTTACCTTGGGTATGTTAGACTCTGGCGGTGACACCGCTTATGTCAAGCTTGAAGCAGGTCAGACCTTCTGTATGTACAACGACGATCTTGAAGCTAAGACCGATGGAGCAGCTTGGGCAGGATGGTCTGAGATTGATACGTTTAATGCTCAGGCCAACACTGCTGACGTTGACTTAGAAGTATTTGTCGCATCTACTTAATGGAGAGCTATGAATAATATCTCAGCACTAAAAAATAAATTAATTAATAGATTGTCAGAAGATCTTGATGACGAATCTAAATGCACGCCCGGTCTTTATCAGGTTGTGTGCCGTGTGATTGTTGATTTTAAAGATGAAATTGATCTTGAGAGCATTGAACAGACTGTTAATAAGATGTCTTTAGATCCTCCGTTTAAATTTGGAACTTAGTTGTTCGCTACCTTGGTTCTGTTGAACTTACCAACAGGG